GGATACACTGATGAAGCACCAGGATTAGGTAAACCTAAAGATCCAAAAGGTAAATGGAAAGCTAGTGGATATGGTGATTTAGATTTTGAAACTGAAAAGGTAAAAGCTAACACTAAAGATTCACTTGGTGAAAAAGAAGCCAAAACAACTATGCCTAAAAAAGTAGCAGAAATGCCAGTAGCACCTCAAAGTTCTAAAGGTGTAGGTAAAATGAAATTACCGGGCAAACCTAAAACTATTAAAATGCAAGAAGGTATTCACGACAGAGATATATTATCAAGACCTCTTTCAAATCCTGCTATAGAACCATTTGAACGATCACCTGAAGAGTTAGGTAAAGAAGCAGATAGTAGATCTGAAAATATATTACGAATGATATATTCTAAACAAATTAGCGATCCTAACATGACAGATGATGAATTAAGATATATATTAAGTGGTAAAGGTGTTAAAGGTATGGGAGGTAGACCAAACGCAATTGATAAAATTATAAAAGATAGAAACATCAGAGAATCACAAATGGATATGCTTGGGGGTGAAACACCTTATGGTAAATATGAAATGATCAAAAATATTGTAGAACCTAATTTAGGTTCTAATTATAAAACATATATTATGTTTGATGGACCTAAAGGAGAATACGATATGATGAAAACTAAATACGCGTCTAATACTGAAGATTGGAAAAATCTTTATCGTTCTTCAAACTATCAAGGATACGCTGATATTTCTCCTGACGGAAATGTAATTAAAGCCACAATTTTAGATAAAGGAGGAGTTGTAGGTGCTATATACGTTAAAGATTCAGTTCAAGAATCACAAATTCGCAGTGTTATACAACAAATTATCAAAGAAGAACTTAATATGAAAGAAATTGATAATGCTGGTAAAATGGCTGAGTATGAAGCTAAAACTAAAAAAATATCTGAAGAAATTCTTAAACGTAAGAAAAAGCTTAAAGCATTAACTACACTTGAGGAAATTGAAAAAGGTTCAACTAATAAAGACATGATGAAAAGTCTTAAAAAGGAAATTAAAACACTTGAAAACCTTAAAACAAAATTAGACAAGAAATTTACTCCTAAAGAAGAAATAATCGGAGAAGAAACACCAGTACCTTTAAAAGAAGGATATGGTGGTATGTCTCTTAAAGATGCTAAAGAAGAAGCAAAACGTATTTCTAAAGAAGAAGGTGTAGTACAACATGTTGAAAGAACAGAAGAAGGATCAAATAAATATAGAGTATCAGATTGGTACGATAGTGATTTAACAGTAGCATCATATAATAAAGGATATGAACAATAATATGAAACAAGTACTAATAGAAACAATTCCATTCACTGTATCACCTCAACAACTTCATGAAGGTGTTAAAGCACCATCTGGTAACCCACTTGTTGAAGGGATATTAGCCACTGCCGAGGTAAAAAACGGTAACGGAAGATATTACCCAAAAGATTTATGGGAACGTGAGATAGACAAATACATGTCTTGTGTTAGAGAAAATAGAGCAACAGGTGAATTAGACCATCCCGATTCGTCTATCATTTCATTAAAAAATGTATCTCACATTATAAGAGATATACAATGGAATGGAGATAAAGTAATAGGTAAAATAGAAATTTTACCAACAGTATCAGGCAACATATTAAAAGCACTTATAGACAATAATGTAATGGTAGGTGTTTCTTCACGTGGTATGGGTAGTTTAAAACCATTAGGTGAAGGCACAATGGAAGTACAAGACGACTTTGAATTATTATGTTGGGATTTTGTTTCTACACCTTCAAATCCAGGTTCATATATGAATTTAGTTAAAGAAGGATTAGAACATAAACAATCTTCATATATGAAAGTTAATAGTATTTTAACTGATATCCTTTGCGCAAACGGGACTTGTCCTATAATATAATAACCCCTCTTGGGATAGTCTCCCTTGACCAACCCTCCCTTAAAAAGGAGGGTTTCTTTTTTGCGTTTTTATCCCCTCCCATATATGTATATTCGAATATGCAATCTCTTATATTGCATCGCTTATATATATTTTATTACGCTTCCCAACATTCTAATAAGCGTACTCCCTACAAAAAATTTGAGGAAATTATGGCAAACAGAGACATTCTGAAAGAAGCTATTGCCGATGCTAAAGCAGTAAAAGAAACAGCAATCGCCAATGCAAAAATCGCTCTTGAAGAAGCATTTACTCCATTTTTACAAGAAAAATTCGCTGCTAAATTAGCGGAAATTGATGAAATGGAAGAAAATGAAGATGACAAGATCAAAGAAAACTACATGGAAGAAGACATGTATGAAAATGACATGGAAGAAGACATGTACGAAAACAAAGATTCTATGGACGAGATTGACTTAGATGAACTTCTAAGAGAACTTGAAGACATGGATGAAGTTATTAACGACCCTAAAGGTCCAGGAGCTAAAGGAAATATAGCCCCAAGTTCAATATCAGATACTGATTTAATGGAAGCTGAAGAAGCTGAAGAAGAAGAAGAATTCGATATTGAAAGTATGTCTGAAGAAGACTTAAAATCCTTCATCGAAGACGTTATTTCTGACATGGTTGAAGCTGGCGAATTAGAAGCTGGACATGAAGGCATGGAAGATGAAGTTGAAGTTGAAGATGAAGAAGAGGAAGAAGTTGATTTAGACGAACTTTTACGTGAAATGGATGATGAAATAGACTATGATGACTTAGATAGATCTAATGACAATGCTTATGAAGAAGCATTTAGTTCTATGGATGAAGCTAGAAAAATGAAAAAAGAAAAAGATGAAATGAAAAGAGAGTTAGACGAAGCTTATAAAGCATTAAACAAAATCCAGTCTGAACTAAACGAAATCAATTTATTGAATTCTAAACTACTTTATTCTAACAAAGTCTTCAAAGCTAAAAACTTAACTGAATCACAAAAAGTTAAAGTATTAGCCGCTTTTGATAAAGCAGCAAGTAAAAAAGAAGCCCAACTTGTTTACGAAACAGTAATGGAAAATTTAAACACACAGACGACTACAAAACGTCCTATGACTGAATCTGTAAGAGGCATGGCATCTAGAGTTATAGCAGGTGCTCAAAACACCAAACAACCAATTATTGAAGTTAATTCAGCATTTGATAGAATGCAAAAATTAGCCGGTATTAAAAAGTAAAATTAATTTAAAAACTAAAACAAAAATTTAAAACAATGAGTCAAATTCAAACATTACTTGAATCCGCAAATCCATATAAATCACTACAAAGTGATGCGGCTCGTTTATCGAGAAAATGGGTAAAAACAGGTCTTCTTGAAGGATTATCAGGAGGCGAAACTGACAGAAACAACATGGCTATGTTGCTTGAAAACCAAGCAAAACAATTAGTAACTGAGACATCTAACGTAGGTGGTGGGCCTGGATTCGGTGCTTTCAATACTGGTAACGGTTCAGAGTGGGCAGGTATCGCTTTACCTTTAGTACGTAAAGTGTTCGGTCAAATTGCTGCTAAAGAATTCGTTTCTGTACAACCAATGAACTTACCTTCTGGTCTAGTATTCTTCTTAGATTTCCAATATGGTACTAGTAAGAGTCCTTTCTCTCAAAATCAATCACTTTATGGTGGTACTAGCACTTCTGCTTCTCAATATCCTTTCTCTACTAACGTACCTGCAGGTGGTCTTTACGGAGCTGGTAAATTTACATATTCTACCAACCAATTTAGCTCTTCATTCTCTTCATCATTAGCAGGATATTCAGCTACTTCAGCATCTTGGCAAGATGTAAACTTTGATAGTGATCTTTCAGCTTCAGTTGCTAATAATACAATTAAAAAAATCGTAGTTCCTTCAGCTTCTGCTTTATTAACTGGATTTGACCCTGATGCAGTACGTGGATTTATCTTAACTTCAGGTTCTACATTCACTGTAGATACTTTATTACCTGCATTTACAACTTATAACTATACTGGTAATAGTATTACATTCTATGTTACAGGTGCTGCTGGTTTATCTCCAGCTGCTGCTTCAACATTTGTTGTTGAATATAATAAAGCAACTTATCTTGGTGGT